TCTCTTGCCCGGCGGATAGCGATCTTGCCTTTCTCCAAATCAAGCGTATCAATTTCATCAAAACCGAAATCGGTGAACGAAAAGCCCTTGATCCGCTCCGGATGGAATGCAGACACTATCTTGACTTGACCTTGTTCGGTTTTGATTGTAAGTTCTGATTTGTTCTCTACATATTTGATTCCCGCCATATCCAACATATCGCAATACGGGTAGAAGAACAGTTCCTTCGCATCGCCATAAGATGGATAGCCGATGCCGACATTACTCCTGCCGGTTGCCCCAGGTCGACTGATGTGGCAGATGAAAGTTTTTGCCAAAAAGGCTGCAGTCTTGCCAGATCCAAGCCCGCCGATTAGTCCAAGCGTTCTGCTCCAATCATTGAGGAATTGCCATTGATGCGGCAAATAATGATCTTCACAAAAGTTAATCTTCATCAGATTCCGCCAACCGCGCTGGGCGCATGCATATTTCGGGTTTGTTGTGGTCTTGCGGCGCATCAGGAACATCTTTTTGCCCAAGATACTGCTTACCAAGCCATACTAATAGAGTAGGATTTCTGTCCTCAATCGCTGATTTTACCTGCGCTTCGGATAATTTCATCTTCATTCCAGAAAATCCTTTTTTATACTCCTTGGAAAATTCAGATTTATCGTCTTGCATGGCAGCTCGGATTGTATCCACGCTGCAGTCGATCTGCTCAGCCATTGTGTCGTATGTAGCGCGGAAATAGCCAAATATTTTGGCTAGCTTTGGATCAAGCTCAATGCGCGGTCTGCCTACGGATTTCTTTGGCTTGTCTTTTTTGGTCGTTGCCATATTATGCGTCCCACGGCATGCCGATGCCGAAGTGTCCCCACTCTGCTGTTTTTTCATAATCAATATCACGAAGCCCAAGCGCATCGATAATTGCTTTTGGTGTCAAATTGTAGTGTGAAATGTCAACATGATTTCCATCGGCAATACACTCCGTCATCACCGGATCAGGAACGCCGATTGCATAAGCAAGCGAAACGATAACTTCTTTTGCATTTTTCTGGCGCAAAATGTCGACGGCAATTTTTCTTGCCATATACGCAGCAGAGCGATCCACTTTGGTGGGGTCTTTTCCGCTAAATGCGCCGCCGCCAATGGGTGTTCTGGTTCCGTAGTTGTCTATCGCAAGTTTCCTGCCCGTAACGCCAGAGTCAGCGTTCAACCCACCAATTTCCCAATCGCCGGCAGGATTACACATTATCGATTCGCATTTTCTGCCGTCAAGCCATTGATGCACAAGGGATCTCAGGTCTCCGCTCTTTGTGTTGTGAAAGCTTGCGACAATAGTGGATATTTTATTGCCGTCCATTGTGATTTGAGTTTTGCCGTCAACTTCGTGTCGCATATAAATGAATTGGCACAAGTCTCTAGCGAGGTTTAATTCCGTAGGAATAAGATTGTCGTTTTCGCTGCAGGCATATCCGATCATAATGCCTTGATCTCCGGCGCCTCCGGCATCAACCCCCATCGCTATGTCGGGTGACTGTCGCACAATATTGACTTGCACTCCGCATTCACCATCCGTAATCCTGCGGGCTATATCAGCAACATCAACAAAGGCGGTGGTTGTCATTTCGCCCAGAACGGTCACAATGCCATGACCGGCACAAACTTCTATTGCCGTTCTTGCGTTTTGGTCTTGTTTGATTGCCTCCGTCAATATAGCATCAGCTATGCGGTCACACATCTTATCTGGATGATTCGGCGTTACACATTCGGCGGTTCTAATCATTCGATGCTCCTTATGCGGATATTGTCTTATCACACATTTAGAAAATCTTTGTCTCTTTCTTCTCTTGAAAACACTATTCCATTGGCATACTTTGCCAAATCATCTTTTATATAAAACTTCATATTTGTGTCCCTGCATATTGAAACGGCATCCTTCAAGAATTTCACCCAATCAATTAGTCTTTCTTGAGGATGGTTATTAATTTTGCCTATCTTGACATGATCTATGAATCCGGAAACAATTTCTAGCATTTTCAAGGATTCCACTGGATCAATAACAGGCTCAAAGCTTGCCCAAGTAACTATCCCATTTTCAGC